TATTTGAATCGGTATGATAATACTAAATCGAAATTTAAGGATGAAATACCCGAAATTTGGGTTAATAATGGGTATAATTAAAGAGTATATAAGGAGTTATTAAATGGCTGGAGTAACCTTAAAACAAGTAATCGAGATGGCTGGTAAAAGGCTTCCCCGTAATATTGGTAATGCCGCTTATGCTAAGTCACAAGATACATGCCCTATTGTGTCTGGTGAGTTGTTTAGAAGTATATACTTGGAAGTAAATGATTCTGGTTTTACATTAGGGGCAACGGCTCCCCATGCTTCCGATGTAGAAGAAGGGGTTGCACCAGTTACGGTTACGGGGCCATACACAAGTAAAACGAAACGACATAAACGGAAAACTAAGAACGGGACAACAACAATTAGAGGCCATACCAAGACTTATAAGGATAAAAAACCTGTAGAAATAAGCGGGTCTGTTGAACGGTCTGCCCAAGTATGGCGTACCCGTGGTGTTACTTCAGGTCGAGAAGGTACATTCTTTATGAAAAAAGCAGTGGAAAGCTCCATAGAAGAGGCCATAGAGAAATTTATGGCAAGTATAGGGGCTACCAAGAATAAGAGATAGAGGAGGTTAATCATGGTTAATTTAAGTCAAGTCACCCCTGAGCAAGAATTTATTATAGCTCGTCATTCTAGAATGGTGGGTAAAGTATTAGATTTAATTGAAGCGTCTATTCCTGAAGGAACTCAATGCGAGAAATTTAAGAAACTGGTTCAAGTTCCTATGTACGATTTTAGAAATGAGATTCTAAAATTAGTTTCCTTAGGATTAGATGACGAGTAATTATATATAAAGTACGAAAAACGTCTCGTTTTTGTAGAAAAATTAGTATAATAAACCGTGTAACTATAAAATAGTTGTGCGGGTTTAGAAGGTCGGAAGTGGCTTAGACCAACCTTCTTAGGATATCATATATTATATATACTAGGAGGGCATGGAATAATGGCAGATGACACACTAAATCGGATAGAGAAACATATGGAAGGGAATACGTTGGCTCTTTCGGCTGTTGCCGAAGTCTTGCAGAAGATGGATGATCGCTTCATTCGTGAAGAAGATGTAGCCTTCGCAAAGCAGGAGCAGGAACAGGCTGTAGATGAACGGAGTGCTATGGTGAAAGCTATTGCTTCTGAAGTCTATGGCATGATGAAAGCTGACAATGGAATGGACGTAGATGGCACGAAGGTACGGTCTGGTACGAAGATGAAAGGTCGGGGTGAAGACGTAGAGTCTGCTGTTAACCCTACCACGAAACTTGCTGACCAGCAAGCTACCATCCAAGCTGCCGAAGAGGACGATGAGGAAGAAGACGTAGAGAAGGAAGGAGACGAGAAGGCAGAAGACGATAAGAAATTCAACTTCGACAAGGAACACGATGGTGCTGCGGAGCATCCCAAGGACGAAGAAGAAGCCAAAAAGATGTATAAAGGCGATGATGAAGAAGAAGATAAAGACCTGGAAGAGATGGCTAAAGAGCTTGATGCTTTGAAAAAGCAGATAGCAAACACTGAGTCAAATATGCAAAAGGCAGTGCAAGAAGAGTCGGAGCAACGGCTTCGGAAGATGGGATTTAGAGAGGAATTGGGTCTACAAGCCCCCCAACAGATTAGCCCACTAGGAGTGGACGGTACTACGCCAATCGTAAAAGGCAATGGAAACTCCGTTGATACGGTTGACCAGTTAGCTGGTATGTCTTACAAAGAACTGCGTAACCTCCAGACCCAGATTGAAATGGGGAACACTGATGGGGTGCCACGGGAATTACTAAGCAACTAAATATAATTTAAAGGAGTCACACTATGGCTAATCCTAGTCTATCAGAATATCTAGCACAGTCACAGCGTGGACTGTATCAGAGTGTATTCGGCCCTGAGTACTTGATGAAACAGTCCTATTTCACTGTTGACAGTTCTACTGGTATTTTCAATACAACTTATGGACGCAAGGTGTGGCAAGCTTTGAACAACCAGACTCGTTTCTTCAATGCTATCCCAAGGGTAGTTTGGGGTAATACGGCTGGTTGGCGTGTTCGTTCAGACCGTGGTTCTGGACGCTCTCGCCCCGTTACTGAAACGGGCAGTCTCCCGACAGTGGACGTTTCCAATATTGAGACTATTTCGAGCTTGCCTCGTATAGTTTCCACGACCTTCGGTGCCTCCGTGAAGTCCGTCTTCACGGCTCAGTTGGAAGGTGGTATTGGAGATGTTCTCGCAATGGAGAATGAGAACTCTCAGCTTGACCATATCAAAGAAATCAATGAGGAATTGTTGGCGGGTGGAGCGTATATCGTATCCGCTGGTTCAACAACGGCCTTTACCGTACCCGCTGCCATTGCCCACCACTTTAAGGTTGGCGATGCAGTATCCATGAATGACGCTAACAGCGCATTCGACAGGACTTCTGGTTCTGTAGTATCTGCGGTTAACACCTCTACTGGTGTTGTGACTGTAGCCACTGGTACCGCCTTTGCTGATGGTGACCTAGCTTCGATTTATAGTCGTGCAGGGTTCACCTCCCTCGATGACATTGTTGCAGAAGATGCAATGGTTGTCGGTGGTGTCACTGGTGGAGCCAACGTTAGGGCGTATGACCTAACTCAGGCTGGTCGGACTGCTGGTGCTTGGAATGCTGGTGCTAGCGTACAACTTAACAGTGGTACGGGACGAGCTTTGTCTCTCACTCACTTGGACACCGCTATCCAAAAGATACGGGAAAATGGTGGAGAGCCGAAACTCATCCTCTTGGGTCACGATCAATACTTCAACCTTGAGCGTTTGTTGAACTCCAACCAACGTTACATGGGTCAGGAAGAGTATCAAGTTGGCGTAGGTTCAGAGCGAACCTTCCCAGGTACTCGTACTGGTTTGGTCTTGGCTACTTACCAGGGCATTCCCATCCTACCGGATGCGGATGTGCCTAAGTCTGTTGCATCTAATGATGCAGTCTTGGGTTCCAACATCTACGTGTTGGATACGGACTACATGGAAATTGCAGTTGCTCAACCTACTCAGTACGTTGAGAACCGTGACTACTTCGCAGCCAATGCTTTGGTTGTGAGGGGCTTGCTCTATACAATGGGCGAGATGCGGTGCAAGAACATGTGGGTTCAGGCCAAGATTGGAGACTTGAACGCTTCCTAATTTTGTTAGGGGGGAGGGGTATATTACCCCTCCCCTCTTTTTGGAGTGGCTTTGAGAATTAATAGACCTAAGCACCCTACGTTAATCCGATATGATGATAATGATAAACCTATAGATCATTACGAACCAACTGCTCTGCCTAAATTTGGCACTAACAATCCTATTACTGTACTGAGGAAAGTGCAACATGACGATGAACAATTGGAACCCGAAGAAGTCGTTGAATAACGATGAGATAGATGTCAAAGTTGCAGTCTATATGGAACGTCTTGATACTTATATCGAGACTTCCACAGAATTAAATAGGACACTAGTGGCTGGATTAGAAAGAGTCAACAATGAATTAGATGAACTGAAACAATGGCGTACACAATTTTACGGTGCAAAAACTTTAATTATGATGCTCTTTGCCATGTTTGCTCATGCGGGAGTAGTCCTAGCTGCAATAGTTGGCATCTTAACTTGGTATTCCAAATCCCCAAACTAACATTAGGAGTCTTGCATGGCTAATGAACGACACAATGATGCACGGGAATGGGAGATAGATTCATCTACTCGTCAATCTGTCCATCCGTACACAAAATATTCCCCCTTCAGGTCAGCCCAATCTACTACAGCAGCTAATTTGTTGTCTATTGATAGAGGTGAAATAGCTGTTAACTGGGTAACTAATCCTAGGCTAGAAGTTGATGCTACTGGTTATACTCTAGTTGGTTCTGCTATCGCTAGAGATACAGGACAGGCCGCAACAGGAGCAGCATCTCTCCTCACCAATCCAGCAAACTCTGCTGCGGGTGAGGGTTTTTATTGGGAGTCTCCTAATATTGGGTTTGATGTTAATCCCCAACACATAACTGTACAATGTGAAGTACGTGGAGCTTCAGCATCTGGGAGTGTTAAGATTCAGATTACGGATGCTTCTGGGGTTGAACTAGCTACTTCCGCTGACACTAATCTAACTACGAGCTTTGCACAGATTACTGCATCCTATACAGTAGCGGGGAGTACCGCAGCATCCTCATATAGAATATATGTAGTGAGTGCTGCTCAACATAACATTAACTGGTATACTGATAAGATAATGTTTGAAGTACGGGAAGATACTAATGCGGTGTCTACGTATGTAGACGGAGCGTTGGGTTTGAATTACGAATGGTCAGGGGCGGCTGATGCCTCTACATCTAGGAAACGTCCTGCCATGTCTGTTATTAGGGGGATACAAATAAAGAATGAATCTGGAACATCAGCGGAAATTGTTTATGTGGCATTTGATACAACTGCTTCATCATCGACAGGAATTCCTGTATTGGCGGGAGCAACATACGAATCCAACTTCCCCGTAGACTTTAGGGATAATGTCTCAGTAGTATCTGCGTCTGGAACTCCTACGGTTAGCGGGGTCATTTGGGGAGTCCATAGCTAATGACAACCGCTACTATTAAAACGGAAGTCGGCAATATCCCCAGTCCTTCTAACTGGGCTTCTAATAATGAGATGTATCAGACCGTTGGTATTGATGCTACTATACTTCCTATTGAAAAGCAAGACAGTGGGAAGGTTACGTTAGAAGATATTGCTGGTGCGCTTGACGAATACTCACGTTTGTTTAAAGCGGGAATAGCCTCTAAAGCAGAGATTGCTACTTTATCTAGAGCAAATCCAGATAACTTGAAATACTCCAACGCCCTTTCTAAACTGAGTGAGGGTGATGCTATGGTATTGGGTGGCCCTGCATCTGTAGAATTAATTGATAGGGAAGGACATTTAATTACTACACAAGCTCTAGAGAAAGCTTTCACGAAGTATATGGAGAATTTCCGCACCAGGAATACAATGGTACTTCATTCTGATGTTCAAGTTGGATGGGCATTACCCGCATATATTTCCAAAGGTGGGCAGATTTTTAAGTCTGGTGTGGGAGAGAAGGGTTTATTCTTCATTACAGAATTGCGGGACGATACCAAAATTGCCCAACGGGTTATGGATCAAGTTAATGAAGGTAAGTTAAAGAGTTATTCTATTGCGGGAAGTGCCACTAAAGTACAGAACCTTACGAAAGGCTTGCAACCCTACATGCAAGTAGATGAAATGGAACTGGCAGAGGTCACCGTATGTGAGAAGGGTGTGAACCAAAGTGCTAGTTTTGACATCCTTAAAGCTGAAGGGGCTGTTGCTACCTGTATTGATGGTAGCTGTCTAGTACAAAAACAGGAATGTGACGGTAGTTGCTTTTTTCAGAAAGAAGAAGGTAAAGTTACTCAGTCAGATTCGGGCTATAGAGATGCTACTGGTATTGAAATGAAAAATGGAATCATGTGTGGCACATGTAAATTCTTTAATAAAGAAGAACAAACCTGTGATATAGTAGAGGGAATGATTGCAGACCACATGTACTGCAAATTATTTGCTCCTACAGATGTATCACCAACTATTGATGAAGGAAGGGAGATGGTTATGTTAATGGAAAAAGCTGATGGCTCAATTAATTTTACTGGGTCTTTCTTGGAATGGATGAAGAAACAAGCTAAACCTTCACCGTCAAAGGATATGGCTGCGACCTTCGCAACCCTAATGAATACTGCGGGAAGGCAAGCAGAACACCATCAATTACTACGGGAGTATGGATTTCCTTCAGAACAGCCACAGGAAGCCATGCGGTATACTCCTGTCGTAGAAGTTGAAACGGATGACTTCGGTATCCCCATTAACATGAAACCACCGTGGACAGTAAATGAAGCGGGGTCACACCTGGGAAAGAAACTAGATGCAGATGCTTCTACTTATGATACATCATTAGCTGCAAAGGCACATGAAGACCTTAAAACAAATATGCATCCTTGGTACTCTACGGAAATTCCTGTAACTTTACCCATTAGGAAGTCTTTTTCCAAATGGTTTGGTGATAATAAGTTCTATCTATAATCATGATACATAATATTCCATGCCCATCAGGGTTGACTTTCTAATTTCTTGATGTATAATAAAGTAAATCAAGACAGGAAAGGAGGGATTAATGCTGGAGTCATTGTTATTAGTAGGTGGATTTATGGGGGTGGCATATGTTATTAAACATGCTTCAAAAGAACATGTAATGACTTGGGACGAATGGCAGTTCCAACAACGGAACAAGAAGTCTTCTACCGTTAAAAATTGGGAAGAAGATGTGTACCGCTACCTATAGGAGGACAATATGTTCAGACCCCAAATCCTACTTTCTATTCTAATCCTTGGCCTTGTGTCTATGTATTCATTACAACTAGGTTCAATTGAGATTACAACTGGCTGTATTACTTTGTTAGGCGCATTGGGAATGAAGATACTGGAATCTGAAAAGTAAGGAGGAGTAACATGGCAGAGTGTTTTTGTGATGATAATGCTTATGCTCTAAAAGGTTCATGTGAATGTGACGAAGGGTGTGAGTGTAACTGTGACGTATGCGAGTGTGACCAGATTGATATATGGTCAGTAGATTTAGAAGAACAGAATTGAGAAGAGGCTAAATCCTGCCCTTGTGGTGGGAATTGCACTTGTAAAGGAGACACTGATGAAACCACATAGAGCAGCAATTATTAAAGGGATTACCACGGGAATGGAAATCGCCAGTTTCTTGTTGAAAAAAGATATGGCTAAGTATACTATTTCTGTTACTGATGTTGTTGATGCAGGAAAAGATTCGGGAATGATGCTGATAGCAGTTATGGATGCCCTTAGGGATGGTAAGTTAAGTCCTGAAGAAACTTTAGAATTAGCTGAACAGTTAACTGTCACTAAAAAAAGTTTGGACAAAGCCCTTACCACTCTCATTAAAGATTTGAAAGATTATGCAGTTGAACAAATCCCGGAATGATAAATAGCAACGAAGAAAAATATCGGGAATTAATAGAGGCTGTCAGACCATTCTTTCCTGATGATCCTGT